AAACCATTTGGTAGTTTTATATAATGTTTTAGGTAATGTGCCATGTAGTAGGATTTTGTTTCTAAAAATAGAATCAGATCAACACTATATTTTGGCCAGTTTTTTGAAATTTTTGAATAAATTGCCCGAAAAGGTGGACGGAATAAACGGTGTTTCTATGTATACAAACAATATAAAATTGGACAATCACATATTAGAAGAATTGGAAAAGATATAAATGGCCGGTGTATTCAATGCATTTCTTGCATATAAATTCATAAAAATATTGACTGCTGATTGGAAACAACAGGACGCTTTCGATTTGGGTATTATTGATGATAATGGCAAAGTGTTGAAAAAATCTGGCGAATTGAGATCCAGAAAAGAAAAACAGGCCTTTACCACTTTTCATAAAATTATTTTTAATCTCAAAAGAATCCTTGCAAAATTTCCTGGCGGGTCATCTAAGATTGCCACCTATGCTGCTGCGATGGCGCTTCTAAAGGAAAACGAAGAAGGACTACAAGATTCTGATATTATGTTAATGGAAAGTCTTTTGATAGATTATATCAATCTAGAGGAAGATAAACAACACAATTCTATGTTGAATGAAGAGATTGCAAACACCGCCTCTCCTGCTGCTTTGGCGGGTTACAACGAAAATCCTTGGAAAAATGAATTTGCCGGCATGAAAGTCTTTAAGGTGAAACCGGACGCATACGATAAATTTTTACAAGGCAAGAAAAAATATTCACGATGGGAGCCATTCTTACGCAGAGAAGATGCCGCCGATATTAGAGAATATATCAAAAGAAATCCAAAAAAACGAGTCGTATTGCAGGACGAGCAGTATGGGACTATGGTTATATTGCAGAGGGATTTGTAATATAAAATGTTTTTATTGTCAATGTTCAAAGGTGCAAAAATCTATCTAGTATTAACAATCATTGGTATCCTTACTGGTGGTTGGTTTTACATGCAGAGATTGCAAGCAAATATTGACACTCTAAAAATCAACAATTCAAAATTATCTACTGCTGTCGATAGTAAGGACATCGAAATAAAACGGTTGAACGCAAATATAGTTGAAGTCAAAGAAATAAACTCGCGCATAAGTAAAAAGAGCGAAGAACTTCGATCAGAAGTTACTGGTTTGAGAGATACCCTATCCAAACATGATTTAGGATTTCTTGCTGCGAATAAACCGGCCCTAATAGAAAATATTATAAATAAAAGTATACAAAATGATTTGAAGTCTGATATTATGGAATTGACAAATGATTAAAGTATTGATTAGTATTGTATTAAGTGTTATGTTAGCTGGTTGCTCAAGTCTAGTGAAACCAGAAGAACGTATAATAACCGAAGAAGTCTTTGTGGAAAAAATACCACTCGAGCTAAGTATGCCCGCGCCAGTTAATTGGCAAGACTTCAAATTTATTGTTGTGACGCCTGATAATTATAAAGAGGTTACAGATAGATTGAAAAGTGAAGGAAAAAGTATTGCATTATTTGCACTCGACCACCCAGACTATGAAAATTTATCACTAACCGTTATTGATATGAAAAGATATATTGGCGAACAAAAAGTTATTATACTAGAATATAAAGAGTATTACGAATCAATAGAGCAGGAATAATAAAATGGACAGTCCACAGAATAACGTCAGACTCGACCGTATCGAAGAAAAAATTGATAGAATGGCTGATGCCATGATTTCGATTGCCCGCGCAGAAGAAAAAATTCTCGCCATCGAGCAAAAACATTCTGCTCAATATGATAGAATCAATAAACTATCAGAAAAAATGGATCATTTGACAACAGCTGTTGCTGAAAATTCTAGGACTACTACTGCATTTCAGAAAGCATTTTGGATGGTATTCGCTGCGGCCGTATCTGCCGCGATTGCTCATTTTTATATGACATAAATCTTTTAAATATATTGACACATCGCAATTTTTACTGTATTATTGTGTAATGTTATATATTGATCGATCATTCATTCAAAGACTCTCTTCTCAACTCGAAGGATTTACACAAAAAAAGACTAACCTATATAATTGTAGGTGTCCGCTATGTGGCGATTCTCAAAAGAAAACCTATAAAATGCGTGGGTTTCTTTACGAAAAGAAAAACAACTTTAGGTATATGTGTCATAACTGCGGCGCGGGTATGTCTCTTGGTAACTTTATCAAGGAAGTTAATGTATCATTGCATCAAGAGTATGTTATGGAAAAGTGGAAGCAGGGAAAAAGTGCTCCTGCTGGAATAAAAGAAAAGGACGTACCTATAAAGTTTGACTTTGCACCAAAGTTTTCGACTAGGTGTACATTTGATTATGGAGAAAAAATTACAGACTTGTCGGAGTCTCATCCGGCCAGAGTTTATTGTGAGGGTAGAAAACTACCCAAAATGGACTTGTTATATTATACAGATGATTTTAGATCGCTTGTTAATAAACTCCAAGTCGAAAACAATATTCCCCAAAAAGAAAAACGAATAGTCATACCATTTTTTGACGAAAAATTCGACCTAATTGCATTGCAGGGCAGATCTCTCGATCCAAATTCTCATATGAGATATATCACCATTAAGGTAAAGGATGTGCCAAAAATATATGGTTTGGATAGAGTCGATCCAACTAAGACTGTATATGTAGTCGAAGGTCCGATCGACTCATTATTTGTAGACAACGCTCTCGCTATGGCGGGTAGTGACATAGACAAAAGTTACTTTAAAGACTTTTCGGACGTAGTATTTGTCTATGATAACGAGCCTAGAAACAAGGAAATTGTAAAGAAAATAGAACAGTCAATAGACAATAATTTTTCGGTTGTAATATGGCCAGAAAAAGTGCGACAAAAAGATATTAATGATATGATTCTGTCAGGAATCGACAATACAGAATTACAGACTATACTAAGTAAATCTACCAGTAAAGACTTGGAAGCAAAATTAAAAATAGCGTCTTGGAAAAGGTGCTAGAATATTCATTGAAGAGGGAAAAGAATGTTAAAAGTAGTAAATTCGAATAATAAAGATATGGACGCGAGATCGGTAATGTCGCAGGCAAAATTCTATGAGTCATATTCGCGTTGGGATGATAGTCTCGAGCGATACGAATCATGGGATGAGTCTGTAATTCGTGTCATGGATATGCACAGAAATTTTTATAAAGATAAAATGACACCAGAATTGTCATTGTTGATCGATGAGGCTGAATCATCGTATAAATTGAAATATGCTCTCGGAGCGCAACGTGCATTGCAATTCGGCGGGGATCAACTACTCAAACATCAAATGCGAATGTATAATTGCACATCTACATATGCAGATCGCGCTGCATATTTTCAAGAATTGTTTTATATTCTACTCTGCGGCGCTGGTGCTGGATTTTCAGTCCAGAAACACCATGTTGCAAAAATTCCAGATATTGCAGAAAGAAAGAAACAGGCAAAAGGTTGGCAAGTCGAAGATAGCATCGAAGGTTGGGCAGACTCATTGGGTGTGTTAATGTCATCTTATTTTGTGGGCGGTGGTACTCATCCGGAGTTTGAGGGACGTAAAGTATATTTTGATATCTCTGGTGTTCGGCCGCAGGGTGCAATGATTTCGGGTGGATTTAAAGCGCCTGGGCCAGAACCACTTCGCAAGGCTCTTGATAAGATTGAACACCTAATTCAATCTCTGGTGCTCAAGGGTGTCACTAGACTAGATCCAATTCATGTATATGATATCTCAATGCACGCTGCAGATGCAGTCTTGGCGGGTGGTGTAAGACGCTCTGCGACCATTTGTTTGTTCTCTAAAGATGACGAAGAAATGTTGACTGCAAAAACTGGAAATTGGTTTGTTGACAATCCACAACGAGGAAGATCAAATAACTCGGCGGTCATTGTGCGTAGTGAGATTACAAAAAATGAATTTTCTAATTGTATGAAATCGATCAAAGAATTTGGAGAGCCAGGATTTTACTTTGTAGATAACACAGAACACACCACAAATCCATGTGTCGAAATTGGCATGTATCCACAGATAGACGGTGAGAGCGGCTGGCAGGGGTGTAACCTTACCGAAATCAATGGTGGTAAGTGTACCACTAAGGAAGAGTTCTTTAAAGCCTGTCGTGCGGGTGCTATTATGGGTACATTGCAGGCAGGATATACCGATTTTAAATATCTCTCAGAGACATCAAAGAAAATCTTTGATCGTGAAGCCCTACTTGGTGTATCGGTAACAGGTTGGATGAATAATCCAGATGTATTGTTTGACGATCAAATTCAAAAGGATGGTGCAGAAATTGTCAAGACCGTTAATAAACAGGTTGCAGAATTAATTGGAATCAATCAGGCTGCTCGAACAACGTGTGTTAAACCATCGGGTAATGCTTCTGTTCTCTTAGAAACCGCCTCTGGTATTCACGCCGAACATGCGCCAAGATATATTCGTCATGTGCAAATGAATAAGGATGCAGAAGTCGCGCAGCTGATTGCACAGTCAAATCCATATATGATCGAAGAGTCGGTGTGGTCTACTAGCAGAACAGATTATTGTATCGCATTTCCTGTCATTTCACCAGAAGGATCTCTTTATAAAGAAGAATTGTTTGGCACTAACCTGTTGAAAAAAGTTCAACAGGTACAACAAAATTGGGTAGAAGCAGGAACCAATGAACATCTCTGTGCCGATCCGACAGTGAGACATAATGTGTCCAACACGGTGACAGTGCCGGAACATATGTGGAATGAGGTAGAAGATTATCTCTTTGCGAATAAAGACTATTTCGCGGGCGTATCATTCTTGTCTGGTATGGGAGACAAAGACTTTCACCAAGCCCCCATGACTGAAGTGTTAGATGAAGATGAGATCGTTGCAAAATATGGCCGTGGTGCATTATTCGCCGCTGGATTAATTGTAGATACTCGCAAGGGGTTCGACAATCTTTGGGAAGCGACTTCAGTTGCACAAATGCCGGTAGAATATCAGGGTGAAATTTCAGATTTACGCGCCGAATGGATTCGTAGATTTAAGAAATTTGCAGACAATTATTTTATGAAAGATACTAAAATGGCGGAATATTGTCTCAAGGATGTTTTCTTGTGTCACAAGTGGACTAAGATTCAACAGAATATGAATCATGTTGACTTCACATATCAGTTGACAACCAAGAAATTCACAGACATTGATACAATGGGTTCTGCCGCATGTGTCGGTGGTGCATGTGAGATAACTTTTTAATATTACTATATACATCTGATTATTTAAGGAATATTAAATGGAAACGATAGGTTGTGAACACTGTTCTGCTGAATTTAAAGTAGAAACCTATAACGACGAAGAAGTTCGATTTTGCCCTGTCTGCGGAGAGGCTCTTGAAATCTATATAAATATAGATGAACCAGAGCATGAAGTGGACGAGAGTGAATTATGGATGGAAGAAGAATAGGTGGTATTGATTATAGTTTATCGTGTCCAGCGGTGACTATCTATACCGGAGAGAAAGAAAATTTCAGTTTTGAAAATTGTAAATCATTTTTTCTCTCCGGTGTCAAAAAATACGAAGATTATCAATACAAAAATATAGAGGGTAGTCCACAGTTTAAATTGTGGGAAACCCCCGAAGAACGATATGACTTTATATCAGATTGGGCCTTGGATATTCTCATATCAAATGGGATTCAATTAGTTACAATAGAAGATTATAGTTATGGATCGAAAGGTAAGGTATTTCATATTGCGGAAAATACCGGATTATTGAAATGGAAAATTTGGAATGCAGATATAGAATATAAACTTATCGCTCCAACAGAGATCAAAAAGTTTGCGACCGGAAAGGGAAATGCAAACAAAGAAAAAATGTATGAATCATTTTTACAAGAAACTTCAAGAAATTTACAAGAAGAGTTTGTCGTTAAATCTGAAAAGATTGGCAATCCCACATCTGATATAGTGGACTCTTATTATATCTGCAAAATGGCACTATTATAAATAAAGATAAAAAGGAAAGAAAAATGAAAACTTTTAAAGAATTGCGCGAAGAATTGAATGCCTCTGATGAACTCAACGAGGGCATTGTTTCTAAATTGTTGCCTTGGACGACCGGACAGATTGACAAGGGATTGCATAAAATCTTAGACAAACTAGAAAAAATGACAGGTAAACATGTTGGACTCGTGCAGAAGTCATCGATTCCATCCGCTGGTAAAGATCGTGGAAATGAGTTTCCGAAATTTAAAAAAGAAGCGGAAGATTTTCACCGCAAAGCAAAAAAACAGTGGACGTACTCAAAAAGAGAAGTTGGAGATTCATTTAGGTATTATGGTGATGATGGAAAAATCCCACCCGAACAAAAAGAAGCTGTCAGTGATCTGCAAGCAGAGATGCAAAAAATCATAGACATGCATACACAATTAGAAAAAATGATGCAAACTACTGGAAATTCTGTAAAGTATCAAAGAACAATGGAAAAACTAGACCGTGATACGAGTAGAGTTTTTAAAGATATTGCAAAAGTTACTGAAAGAGGCGATGCTAGATATCGGGCGATGCAGGGTATGGGTAATCTCGCAAAAGCAAAGAAAATGACACATAAAACTCCAGGCCAAATAAACCCTAGAAAATTCAGAGCATATGCAAATAGGGGCGAAGAAAAAGATTTTAGTGAATTCAGAAACGAACTTGATGAACACTAAAAATAATACTTGACACATGGCCTCTCTTGTGATATATTTAAGGTATAACAAAAGAGGATGATTCGTGAATATCTTTATACTCGACAAAGACCCAAAAGTTGCCGCACAATTGCAGTGTGATAAACATGTGGTAAAAATGATAGTAGAAAGCGCTCAGATGCTTTCTACTGCACACCGCATGTTAGACGGTGTGGAAACCCGCCGTAAGTCCAAGTCGGGCAAAACTATGTCAAAGTATTGGGAACTGCCAGATGCGCGTGAGAGCGTCTTATATAAGGCTGTTCATATGGGTCATCCGTGTACCGTGTGGACTATGGCCAGTGATAACAACTATGTGTGGCATTATGAACATTTTACAGAACTGTGTAGAGAATATACATACCGATATGGTAAAGTTCATATGACAGACACCTTATTGCGTACTGCATTAGGCAAAATTCCAAAAAATATCAAAGATGGGTATAAGTATGCTCTTACTCCATTTCCTCTTGCAATGAAGGCAAATCCAGAGTGCATATTTCCCGAAGACCCTGTAAAATCTTACCGTATGTTTTACGAAACCAAACAAGATCGGTTCAACATGGTGTGGACAAAACGACAAATACCAGAATGGTTCAATAAAACTATTGACATCCCTGCGTAGTTGTGGTAATATATAGTAGTAGAAACAAAACAGAGATAAACAAATGATACTAATAGACCTAAGTCAAGTTATTATCTCCAACTTAATGACTCAAGTGGGACCACGGACAAGCGAGATCGATGAAAATCTTGTGCGCCATATGATCCTAACAAGTTTGCTTAACATAAAGAAAAAGTTTTCAGCTGAATATGGCAATGTCGTTATTTGTTGTGATAATAAAAATTATTGGAGAAAAGACCTTTTTCCATATTATAAATTTTCAAGAAAGAAAGAGCGCGAATCATCTGGTATAGATTGGAGTCTAATTTTCAATACTATGAATGATATGAAACGCGACCTAAAAGAAGTTTTCCCTTACAAAATTGTTGAGGTAGAACGCGCCGAGGCTGACGATTGTATTGCGGTGTTGGTGCAGAGATTTGCGCCGAGTGAAAAATGTATGATTGTTTCAAGTGACAAAGACTTTAAACAACTACAAAAATACCCTAATGTGTCTCAATACAGCACGATTATGAAAAAGTTTCTGAAAGAGGACAATCCAAACAAATTTCTTCGCGAACATATTATTCGTGGCGATAAGTCGGACGGTATTCCCAACTTTCTTTCGGATGATGAAGTTTTTGTAGAAAATCGTCGTCAGAAGCCTATCACTAAAAAGAGTCTGGTAAACTGGATGGATATGTCCAGAAATCCCGAAGACTTTATGGATGTGAATATGCTTGCGAGATTTAAGAGAAACGAACAGTTAGTAGACCTTACAAAAGTGCCAGATGATATTAGAGATAATATTATTGCCCAATTTGATAATGATCCAGAAGGAGATATGCGAAAAGTATTTGACTATTTTATTAAAAACCGTATGATGATGTTAATGGAAGAACTTGACGGATTCAAAGAACCCAAATATAAATCTTATGCACAGGATGTAATGAACTTAGCATGAAAATTAAAGAAAATCGTAACTATAAATGTTACACAAAACTCACTCCCATTGTAAATTGGGATCATATTTTCGGTTTCGAAGTAAAGAAAACCGAAGTCAATTCTGTCTGGTCGCAAGACGGCAGGTCAGTCATCTCAAAGAAATTCTTTGTTGATGAACAGAAGGCTAAAGACTACGCAGAAAGTCAACGAGTCTAATGATTATTGATACGCATATGAACGACATCATTGATAAGAATGAAAATATGACCATTCCTTATTATTTGATGGCTTCATATGCGTATTATAAAGATGACGACCCGATACTAACAGACGGCGCATACGATGCGCTTGCGAATAGAATACTAGAAAACTTTATGTTTATAACCCACCACCATAAAGATTTAATCAAATTGGACGATCTATCGGCGGGTAGCTACTTGGGGGAATATCCATCAATCGTGATTGGAGCCCTAGAAAATCTGAGAGGAAATTTCAAATGATTAAAACGGCAATCAAAATCTTAGCACTATCAACTCTACTTACTGCATGTTCTCATACACTAAGTTTATCGGTACAAGCTGCCGAAAGAGCAACCGGAACTATTGTTGGAATACAACCTATCTATAGTACAAGATATGAGAATGTTCCCGAATTAGTTTGTAATAATGTTCATGTCCCATTGATTAATAATGCAAATGTTTTGCAGGGGGCAATCATTGGTGGAATTATTGGTAACTCACTGCGCGGTGGAAGTAAGGTACGAAATCGAAATACCGGCGCGATTATCGGTGCTTTCATTGGGGCTAATCAATCTAGTGGAAACAATTCAACCAGAGTTGAGAATCGTTGTCATACAGTCAATAGACGCAACGCCTATCAGGTAGTTGAGCAATATTGGTTGGACATACGAGTTCATGGAACCACTATTCGCCGGTCGATATATGCAAATAATAATCGACCAAATGTTCGTATCGGACAGCAAATAGATGTTATGGTTAATTATTCTGTAAATTAACTGTTGACTCTCCTGTAGCTTTGTGGTACTCTAGTTGTAGAAACAGAATCACTTAGGAGAATATTATGGATACATTAAAACTTTTACCTTCACAAAGAGTATACAATGGTGAGCTTTCTTACTGGAAAACTCAGGCAATGGTGCTTGCTCAACGCAATGATGATTTAAGATATATTGTCGGAAATCAACAAAAAGAATTGGAAAAAATGCGAAATAACGCTTGACTCTTCTATCATTATATGTTAGAACTATAGTATAGAAAGAATCACTTGTCACTGAAAGGACAAAATATGCAAGATCAAATCGCAACTCTCCTCGAAACAATCAAAGCTGATTATTTCAACTGGACCTCTCGCAATGGGACTCATGAATTATCGCCACACAATCTTGAAATGATTTCTGAATTTAACGAAGGCCTTGAGGTTTCTGAAGGTAGTAAATACATAAAAATCTTGTCAAAACGGTCTGTCTGGGGGTTCGTTGTAAAAGGTGACAACGACAAAAAATTCCAGAAAGGCGATATTCTAAAAGCCGCTGGTTGGGCAACTCCTGCTCGGAACCACGCTCGGGGAAATATCCTAGACGGTGGTTACACAATCCAGTGGACCGGACCACTTTATATGTGATGATATATGAAAACATCAGAGAATGGATTAAGGGACAACTAAGGTGGAGGGATTTAATTTTCTTCACTTTAGGATTTGTACTTGTTTTCTACTTCAAGGAACAAACTGTTGTAAATTGGGAGCCTATTGATCAGGCAACCATAGACAACGCAGTAATTTTAGCTTTACATGACAATTAAGGAACAAACATGAAACGTCAAACTAAACTCAACAAATATCTTGCAAATAAAAAAGTCAATCGTCGACACACTGCACAAATCAAACGCAATGCACATAATAAATCAATTCTTATGGATCTATTACTACATGAAAATATGATTCGACAAGAGATAAAATTAAAGAAGGCCATGAAACTCGAAGAAAAACGTGTAGAGTTATATGGAGAAAATTATGATTTATCTCCAGAAGAAATGGCTAGATTGGATGAGATTGCCGCTGAAACATCTCCATCTGCTGCTGCTCAAATTGAGAAAGAAAAGTTGGAATTTGAAGATGTATCAGATGAAATTTTAGATGCAGAATTTGAAGAAGTAAAAGTCGATTAGGGCTTGACTTTCCCTCTATATTATTGTAATATAACAGTATAGAGGGAATCATAGAAGGAATATATAATGATCGCAGTGAAAAATAAAACAATCTTGGTTGATTGTGATGGCGTACTCCTAGATTGGGGGTACGCCTTTGCTTCGTGGATGGATCGGCATGGTTATGTCGCAACCGGAAGCAGTGAGTATGATATTGGTGTCAAATATGGATTGCCAAATTGTGAAAAAGAAAAATTGGTACGGATGTTTAATGAAAGTGCTGCAATTCGGAAACTACCTCCTTTGCGGGATGCAATTAAATATGTCAAAAAATTGCACGAAGAACATGGTTATATTTTCCATGCAATCACCAGTTTGAGTACCGATCAATATGCGTGTCACCTCCGGACAAAAAACCTTCGGGAATTGTTTGGAAATACAGCGTTTGAAAAGTATGTATATCTTGACACTGGGGCTGACAAAGATGATGCCCTAGAACCTTATCGGGATACTGAGTGTTATTGGGTAGAAGATAAACCCGAAAATGTTGATGTTGGAATTGACTTGGGACTCAATGGTATTCTTATCGCTCACGACCATAATGTGTATTATAGTGGAAAAGCGGCTCGGGTGAAAAACTGGAAAGAAATTTACAAAATGATTACTGGATAAGTTGTTATAAATAGTCTTGTAAAATAAATAATACAAAATTATAGGACTATTTTAATGGCAGTAGACTTTCCCACAAGTCCGTCCAATGGACAGACATTTACTTCTGGTACTATCACCTATACATATAATGCTACAGCAGGACTTTGGAACTCTGCCGCCTCTGGTGGTGGAGGTTCTTCTGTTACTGTTTCCGATACTGCACCGGCCAGTCCTAGTGATGGCGATATGTGGTATAATTCTCTTTCATTAAAAATGTTTGTATATTATAACGATGGTTCATCAAGTCAATGGGTTCCTGCCTCTCCGCAACAGGCTGGGGCAGATGGAGCTGCTGGTTCTCCGACCTCATATGCAAACCTCGCTGCATTTCCTAGTTCTGGAAACACTGCTGGAGATATGGGGTTTGCCACTGATACGAAATCATCTTACATGTGGGACGGTACTGAGTGGCAGAGAATGTCTATAGGATCACAAATTGGACCTAGAATAACTACTGCGCCGACAGCAGCACACTATTTAAATAATGATGGTGTGACAGCAACTACAATAACAATGGCCGCTGTTGACGAAAGCGGATTTCCCATAACGTATGATTGGGATGCATATAGTGGATCCACTTTATATAACGCATCGAGTCTGCCTGCTCAACTTACTTCTGTTACAGAATCAAATGGTGTGTTTTCTTTAGTGGGATCGAATAACACATCAAATGCAGGATCCTTTGTGTTTAGAGCAAAAGCGTCTGATGGAGTATTATTTACACCAGCAATCACAACAGTAAATTTAGGTTTTGCACCTACAGGTGGGGTGGTTACAAATTATAGTTCTGGTGGTATTGATTATGAGGTAAGAACATATAATAGTTCTGGTTCGTTAAATGTATCGGCCCCAATAGATATTGATTATCTAATCATCGGCGGTGGTGGAGGAGGCGGCATGGCTAACGGTGGCGGCGGTGGCGGCGGCGCTGGTGGATACTTAACCGGATCTACAACACTAAGTGCTCAATCATATTCAATTGTTATTGGCGATGGCGGCGCGGGAGCTCCATCGCCAGTAGTTAGCCCCGCCATTAATGGTGACCACGGAATACAAGGCGAAAATTCATCTGCATTTGGACTTACCGCAATTGGTGGCGGATTTGGTGGTGGTGACTATGATGTTGCACCCGCAAATCGGAGCGGTGGCGATGGTGGGTCTGGCGGCGGCGGGGCGCGTACATCGCAAGGCCTTGGTGGAACAGCGACAAGTGGGCAGGGTAGTAATGGCGGAATTGGTGGACAAAACACAGGTGGCGGCGGCGGTGGTGCCGGTCAAGCTGGGACTAATGCAACCAGTTCCTACGGCGGCAATGGTGGAGATGGACTAGCATCAACAATAACAGGAACTTCAGTATTCCGCGCTGGCGGCGGCGGAGGTGGAAAAGAATCTTCTGATGGCCAGATCGGCACTGGCGGCAACGGTGGTGGCGGATTTGGTGGTTATTATACTGCTGGACCTGCAAATGGAACAGCAAACACTGGTAGTGGTGGTGGTGGTTCTGGAGATTTCAATAATCCCTCTACACCTTTCGCTGGCGGCGCCGGCGGTTCTGGCGTTGTTATAATTAGATATCAATTATCATAAAGAAAGATAAGACATGGCAATAAATTTTCCAGACAGTCCTTCGAATGGCGATACACACACTGCAAATGGTGTCGTATATACCTATAATTCTACATCTACATTGTGGGATACAATAAGTGGCGGCGCCGGTGGTTCTTCTGTTACTGTGTCGGATACTGCACCAACGAGTCCTAGTGATGGTGATATGTGGTATAATTCTTTAGATTTAAATTTATATGTATATTATAACGATGGGTCATCGAGTCAGTGGGTACAATCTGCACCACAACAGGCTGGAGCAGATGGAGCTACCGGAGCAGATGGAGCTGCTGGTTCTCCTACCTCATATGCAAACCTCGCTGCATTTCCTAGTTCTGGAAACACTGCTGGAGATTTTGGGTTTGCAACTGATACAAAAGCAGTCTATGTTTGGGATGGTGATGAATGGGATAGAATATACAGTGGCCCACAAGAGATGGTTGAATGGTCAACTGCATCTAATTCATCTTATACTCTCATAACTGGTGACTCCAGCACAACGATCAGTGTAGCCGCCACGGACCCAGATGGATTTGGCGTCACATATGATTATCTGACAAATCCATCAAATCCATCATCTGCTACTGTAGTTCAAGGCACTGGCGCAAACACAAACGATTTCAGTATTACTCCCGATTCTACAAGCGTTGGCAACTTTTCTTTGAGAATTACTGCAAGTGACGGTGTTTCTAAAGTTTCAACAGTTTCCGCTATAAATATTACCACGCCGCCGTTACTAACTGGTGCCTTAACAAACGGATTGGTTGCTTTTTATGAT